CATTAAATAATTATTATTTTCTTCTTTTAAAATATAGTCGTTTTTTTCTATAATATTTGATAATAAATATGGTTCATCATTAACCAAAATATTAATTTGACAACTACTACCATATGTGGCACCATAAATTAACCCAAAATCATTAACTTCTTTCCAATCTTTATATGTTACTTGATTATTCTGCTCTAATATAGGTATATTAGTATTACATTCTATTTGATGTGTTAATACGTAATTCGATTGCATATCAGTTAATTTACCAATACTCATCTCAACACCATAACCTAAAAATTCTATCTTTATATTATCCATATTATTAATTTTAAGTAAGTGTTATTTCTATTGATGGGAAACTGGTTCTAGTACCACCTTTACTTCTAGGGTTAGCTGGGAAACCACCAGAACTATCCGTTGTGTTTGTCCAAGCTATTAAATTATTAACTGGACAAGCAGAACCAAATAAATTAGTTGTAGTTCCACCAACAGCCACACCAATAACAATCCAACTACCACCACTAAAGGTTAAATTTTGACCAGATTCAGCAACTATTGAAACAGAATTTAATGTTGAAACTGTACCACCAGCACTCTGACCAACCAAAACAGCTGTTAAATCTTGACCCCTATAAATACCTATTCTAACACTATCAGAACCAGCGGTTGAAACTGAAAAATCAACTTTACTTATAGTTAAACCATAAGGTATTTTAAAATTTAGATAGTAATCATTCGAACCAGTACCTACTGCAACACTAGACGTTGCTATTGGGACAACTAACACACCAGCATTTGGTAAACCAACATATGTCGTAGCACTCAAAGTACCATATATTGTTGTGTTTCCAGAAACTGTTAATTTATTACCATTTAATGGTGCTATTAAACCAATAGCAGTATTACCACTTGCATTTATCACGAAATGTGATACATCACCATTATCTTGGTCTTGAACAACAAATGCATCACCAGAACCAGACTGAATAATCTTAACCATTTCAACTGAACTATTTCCAGAAAACAAAGATTGTGTCCCCCCAGTTACATATAAGTTTGTAGCGTTTATTGTTGTTGCTGATATTGAAGTTATCGATAAATTTCCTTGAATCTTCTCAGCATTTATATTTTTTGTTGGCATATTATATTAAATCATTATTTTCGTTATTTATAAATATATCAACATAATTTATTGGTTCAGATTCTGACCAAAACCAACCATCAATTGGGTAACTATATGTATCCTTTAATTCTTTTAATAATTCATAAGTTGGTGATGATACACAATTTGGTGCAAAATACCAACCTTCAGATGTTTCTTTATAAAATCCACTTTTATCCATAATTTTTTTTTGTTTTTATTAATAAGTTATTGTCCAACCTTTATTTGTCGCTATCAATCTATCACTCGCAGTTAAACTAGTAGAACCAGGATTAAACGCAACATTTATATTTTGAGCACCAACAGCGGTACCTAAATTATTTAATATTGTTAATAATGCTGAGTAAGATAAATTATTACCATAAAAAGACATAGCATATCTATAACCAGTAGGTAAAAATGAACCTAAAGCAGTGGTAGTACTAATTAAACCAGAAGTTGCTGCTGATAGATTAAATGTTGGTATTTCTTCTAATCTATTACAACCTTGAAACATACTAGTTACGTTGGTTATTTTACTAGTATTAAATAACCCAACACTTCTTAATCTATTACAATTAGCAAACATATAATCAGCAACAGTAACTGCTGGTGAATTAAATGTTGGTGAAGATACCATCATAACGTTTTGATAAAATAATTGACTAAGAGTTGTTGCACTAATAGTGTTTAATCCAGTAATACCAGTTAATTTGATACAATTAGAGAACATATTATTAAATGTTAAACACTTATCAGTATTCAAATATGGTAGTGTAATCAATGAACTGCAACCATTAAACATACTAATAGTCGTGGTTACAGCTGATAAATTTAATTGAGGTACAGATGTTAAACTAGTACAACCATTAAACATAGCACTTGTGTTAGTTACTTTACTAGTATCGATTAAAGGTATCGTAACCAATGAAGGACAACTTTGAAACATACTAGTCATATTAATTACTTTAGATGTATTTAACAAAGGTATTGTTCTAAGTGATGATGACGATGCAAACATACTAGACATATCAGTACCATTAGATGTATCTATCAATGGTGCTTCAACCAATGAAGTACATTGAGAAAACCAATAAGTAAAATTGGTAATACCAGATGTATTCAAAGGAGCAACATATGTTAATTTTGAACAGAAATAGAATGGATATTGAGCTGATGATGTAACTTTACTCACATCAAAAAATGGTACTGACACAATTTTAGATGATTGAAACATAGTACCAATATTAGTCAACACTGGTGTATTAAATGATGGTATTGTTTGTAACCTTGTAGTACCATTAAACATACTAGCCATAGTAGTTACTTTAGATGTATCTAATAAAGGAAGTGTTACTATACCACTAGAACCAAACATACCACTCATATCAGTAACTTTAGATGTATCCAATTGAGGTATTGTAACCAAAGAAGATGTTGAAGAAAACATACTAGACATATTTGTAACTTTACTTGTATCCATCATTGGTATAGTTTTTATCTTACTACATCCATTAAACATATAAGTTAAGTTAGTTGCACCACTAGGTATCGTTAATGATGGAATATCAACCAATGAATTACAACTACCAAATAATTGATAAACACCTAATGTAGTATTTGCATTAGATACATCTATACTAATTATCTTTTTAAGAGAACTAAAACCATTGAAAAAAGATTGGAATGTTGTCATTTTATTTGTTCCAATCCATTCAAATTGTTGCATTAATGGTGATGTAACAAATGTAAACGAAGTTAAATCTGGTGTTGATAATTTAATATCAAAATAATTACGTTGATATGAACTTGTTTTAGCACTTACGTGTAAAGCAGATAAATCAACCTTTGTTAGTGTTTGACCAGATTGTGGTGTTATTTTTATAAGTGTTTGCCTATATAAATCACTTGTTAGTGTAGATGGACTAGCACCACTCCAATAAGCTTGATAAGATGCGATTGTGTTTGCTGAATAATTAATAATCGACCCATCACCCCAATCAACTGTATAGTGACCAGCACAATTAACTGCTAACCAGTTATCTGATTTTTCAGTTAAACCCATAAGTAAATAAACAACACTAGTACCACTTGTGATATCTGGCATTGTTAACCAATTAACTGGTCTAATATACGTTTCTGGTGTTACATCAGTTATTATTGATGCATTTGTAATAACTCTATTTTTATGTACTAATAATGTTCCCATATTTATCCTCTAATTAATCTAATCCAAATATTATCGTCAACCGCAGTAAACCAATAGTTACCATTATAACAAGATTGACCTTGGTAAGTTCCAGATATTGTTGAACCAGTATAAATTCCGTCAATATCCCAATTGGTAGATGTTGTTAAAAGTGTATATGCAGTACCAGCTGTTATATAAGCATCAATCATCGGTATTTCTTCGACTGTACCTCCAGATACATTAGGTGAACCTAATAAAGCATTTTGTGATACTGTTTGCATCTTGTTATATGTTACAACATTTGGTTGTATAGTTGTTAAACCACTAAAATCTAAACCAATATCACCAGATACATTTCTAGCTTGAGCTACATTTGATGTATCCCCAATAAATATTTGAGCTTGATTTAATGTTGGTAAAGAAGAACCACCACCAGTTGACGCACTAAATGTTAATCTTTTATTTATATCATCACTAATAACATTGATATTAACACCACTAAAACTAACAGTGTAAGCTGACATACTATCATTTCTATTAAATGCAACAGAACCGTTTAAAACTGTTGTTCCAGTTGTTCTAATATCTAAAGGTAGATTATAATATGTTGTTGCAGAAACAGTTGTTGCTGTTATACCATTACTATTTGCATTGAAACCGTTAGTTTGAAATGTTGTTCCAGAAATATAACCATCAGCTCTTATAAATGATGTAACACCATTTGCTGCTGTCTGACCTTCTAATAATCTAGTTATGTTGTCAGCGTTTCCAGTACCATTCTTTATTGTTAACCCATCAAGTGTTGCATTTATAACAATTTCTGGGTTTGTTGAATTGTTGTACGCTTGTTGAAGTGTAGTTGTTGATATACCACCAGCAGACCCAATAGTTTCACCAAATTTTGAAGTGAAAAAGAATTGTGCTTTGGTTGTATCAGTTAAATCAGTTGCTGATGATAATAGAGTGATAATCGAAATTAATACAGCGTTGTTTATAAAGTTAGGAAACGGTGTAAATGCTTCTATTTGTATATTTTGAACAGCTTCAGCAAAGTTAGAATAAACATGTTGTCCATACATAACTCTAATTGAACCATTTTGAAGTAAATACACTCTTTGGTTTGTTGCTTTTGTACCAGCCAACGGTGTTATAACACCGTTTAAATCATAGTTCAAAGGGTCAATCAAAGTTGTGTTTGTAATTGTACCACCAGTTTGTGTACGATATTGGAATGTAGTTGGTGAACCACCACTAACATAGAATGAGTTAGGACTAAGTTCATCAGCAGAAAAATTAATACCTAATCCATAAATGTAACCAGCACTATTATTTATTGTCAAATCAGTATTTGGGGAAGGATAAACACCACCGTTGATTAAGTTTATAGGTATAAACATATCTCTTAATTGACCCAAAGGTGTTAAAATATAATCTGGTTGTGAAAAAACCAGATTAATTACTGTTTTATCTGGGTGACCAAGTTTACCCAAGAAAATATTTTGTCTTCTTTGTGTTGGAGTTAAAGGTGTTGCTTGTTGTTCTATAGTCCCACCACTTGTAATATATACAAATGTTTCAAAAGCAGTATTAACATAATTATCTGTGTGTGTTCCACCAGTATATTCTACATATGTTAAAAATGGTATTGTTGGATTTGTTACATCATCAACAATAAACCCTTTTAATGGTGCAACACCAAAAGTAGAATTAGTAACCTTTGATAACCCACTAAATTCAATAACACCAGTGTTAGCTTGTGTTGAACCAATATTATAACCTATTATAACCCAATTAACACCATCACTAATCAACTGTACTGAATTACCTTTTGTTAATAAAACATCTGTTCTATCATCAATAGTTTCACCAACTTGAGAAATTACATTCACAATACCATCATTTTCATTCTTAATTACCAATAACTTACCTTGAACACCAACTGCGGACATCAGAGTTATATCCAAAGTACCACCAGTAACAGTTAAAAAATAATCAGCAGTTGTTGCTGTGTAAGAACCAGTTACGTTTTTTTGTGGAAATATAATACCACCAGTAGATGTTACACCACTAGTTTGCGTCAAACCAGTAACATTCAATGTATCAGCAGTTAAACCACCAGTATAAATAGTTGGACCATAAACTGTACCACCAGATAATGGTAAATAATCGTCAGCAAAAGAAGGTAGGTTAAGGTATGTTGTAGCGGATACTGTTGTAGCAGATAGATATGGAGTAAATAAATTACCAGTCATTGTATCACCAGTTCTAGCAACTCTATCCCAACCAATTGGTAGAATTGAACCAGCTGTGGTTCCAGATGCGTAAAGTATATTGTCAGCTGTGTTTAAAGCTAATTCTCCTAGTTGTAAATCACCAGCTGCTGGAACTTTGCCAACAACATTCGAACGTTTAATCAAAAACGTATTCTTTCTATTTGCCATATGAATGGTATGTCTTAAAAATCTCTATAAAGAGTTATAGTTTTGGGTTATGTAACCTCTATAAAATAAATATGCACAATCCGTAAATTGTGCATATTATAATTGTGATATTTTTAAAGTAAATCTTTTAGTGATTAACTAATTGATTATTAAGTGTTTACTAATATGTACCCCCATCTAACGTATCAAATTCTGTCAATACTCTAACGCCATTTGGTGTTGCAATATTTGTACTTCTAATTACGATATCATTTAATTGAGTTACCCAACCTCTATTTCCATAACCAGTTGCTGATGTATATTCAGTAATATTTGGAATTTGAGTACCAGTTAAACCAGTAAGTGTATTTAACGCTCTAATATCTAAGTTTACATTTCCACCATTTAACCCGTTACCATCTTGAAGTGTCCAACCAGCACCAATAGATGTTGCTGTTGTATTTCCAGTTGGATTATAGTTAAGTGTAATATTTGGGTCTTCAACATATAATTGAGAAGTAAACGCTGAAACAGAAGGACCAAACACTGTCAAAGAACCTTGAATAACTGCATCACCAGCAACTGATAAACCACCAGTACCAACACTAACAGCACCATCTGAAGGAACACTAAATGTATTTGTTCCATCATCATATGTAAATCCAGACTCATCAGTTAATAAACCACTAGTACCTACATAAACAACTCTACCAGATGTTAAATTACTAACAGTTAAACCAGATACAGTATTAAACTGAACTGGTAAATCACTTTGACCTTGATTTTGTTTAATTGTAAAAGTATTTGTTGTTGGTGAATAAGTAAAACCAGTTACAAATGTATCTGTTGATGTTAAACCAGTTACATTAAATGAACCATTACTATTATTATTTAATGTAAGTGTACCAGCATTATATGTACCACCAGTAGTATATACATCAGTTAAACCAGTTAAAGTTACATTTGATGCGTTTTTTCTACCTAAAACGATTGAACCATTAGGACCAGTATAAGAAATAGTACCACCAGTAACATAAATATCATTTGATATTGAATACCCAGTCAATGTACTATAATTCACAATATCATTTGGGTTACTAGCAGCTGTTGTAATACTACCACCAGTTGCATTTAATGTCGTAGTGTTGATTGTACCTATATTACCAGTTGTTGCTGATAATGTACCATTAACAGTTAAACCAGTCATTGTGTTTATCAATGCTGTTAAATCAGATTGACCAACATTTTGTTTAATAGTTAATACGTTATCATTGTATGTAAATCCAGTTACATAAGTATCAACACCAGCAATTGATGTGATATCAGCCAATACGAAACCGTTAGTTGTACCAGATAAGAATTTACCAGATAAATTTGTTATACCACTATATTCTGTAATTTTATTTCTAATTTTTAAATTATAAAGGTTTGACCCAACTTCAAAGAAATTAGCGTTACCAGCTGGACCAGCTGGAACCCAATCATTACTTCCAGTTGTAACACCAGAGAACATCATTATACCAGCAGCTGTGTTAACTATTGGTTCACCAGCTAGTAATGTAGACCCAGAAAAAGGTGCTGTTGAATTTGCATTATTTTTTAGAATAAATCTAGTACTTCTATTTGCCATTTGTTTTTGTTTTTATATAAATATATTATTTTATTAATAAGTTCCACCTAAAAGAGTATCATCATGAACTATTGAGTTATTTGCAGTTATTTGTCTTAAATTTCCTTGTGAATCATTTCCTAAATCCAACGTTGGTGTATTCACTTTAACAGTAGAAGTCCAAACACTAGAAGTTCCACTAACTGTGTTTATATTTCTGAATCTTTTCAAAGGTGTACCAGCATCTATATTATTATCAATTTCTGGTAGAATACTAGTATTAAAAATTGTTGACCCACTAGTTAAGTGTATTTGAGAATCACCACTACAACTAATTAAAATATTAGTAAATACAGCGGTACATGCACTTATAGTGTCACTATTAATTAAAAGTGGTTCAATTATAAATGTTTCGTTTATATCTGAATGATATAGTGGTCTAAAGTTATTATCCATATTGTTTAAATTGTGTTTCCAATTATTTTAAACCCACCCAAAGTTAGTAGATTTTTATATACTCTAATTGAAACTGTATCATTTGCATTTACAATTATTGGTGTTGTCATAATTGTACCATCAAATACACCAACCCCATTAATCCAAATTACAATTCTACTAATATCTTGTATATCAACTATTTGTGTGAAATTAATAGCGTATGGACAAATAAAAGAAAAAATATTATTTGCTGCTGGTTTAAATATAAAACTATATGTAATTGTATTACCGACCTTAATAGGTTCAATAATAACATCATTATAAATTCTAGAGTCTTCTATTTCAATAGTTGTAATACCTCTATTTATAGTTGGAATAACTTCAAAATCATCTTCATCTAGAATATAACCCAATAATTTCATTTCAAATAATTGAACATAAAATCTTCTGTTTTCGAAATCATCAATATTACTCTCATCACCAATTGTTTCTAAATGCAATGGCATTGGATGACCATTTACACTAATATAACATTGTCTAGATTGAAACGCTCTTTGAATCAATCTGTTGAATTTATTCAAATCTTTCATTCTGTTGGTAAACATCCTAACTTCATATGTCATATCAACTGAAGTTGGTTGTGGTATTTTATATAAATCAACACCACGTCTAACACCATCCCAAGTTGGAACTTTCATATATGTATATGTATGGTTTGCTGGTATATTCCATAATCCAGCTTGGTTTTGACCTTGTTGAATATCTGGTTTTCTAACAACTGTAATAAATGGTAATTCAATATTTTTGAATTTATCAGAAAATTGCCATGTTTTACTAAATTCTGTCCATCTTTGTATTGTTAAAAAAATTACTGGAACTTTTTCACCATCAACAGATAAAGACATTCTTTCATCAGATTTTAAAAATTCCAAAAAAGTTTGGTCCATATCTTCTTCCAATACACCTCTAGGTAAAAATGTACCTCTATCAGAAATATCATCTAATATTTCTTGTCTTCTAGGAAAACCAATTTTACCTGGATGAATGTTTATGTTGGTAATATATCCTTTAGGCATTGCCATAATTTGTAATTTTTTTTATTTTATACACCTCTAAACTCGCTACCATCGATTGATGCACATTTTATTGTTCTAAATGCACCTTTGTAACCCATTATTGTGTGTTTATTATCATAATTTTTAACTCCATCGTTAACAACACTGAAATATCTAATTTCAGTTTCAGTAACTGGGTAACCTATATAGTCACCATAACTAATTTGAACATCTAGCTCACTCAATTGAGAATCATAAATACCAAATGTGAAATTACCATCTTGTAAATATCTTAATGAACCATTTCCATTATAAGTTTTATTTTCAGCTTCTTCTAAAATAGGGACTACTTTCAATTCAACTGGGGAAAAATATTTTATACCATCCTTTGGAGCTTCACCATATAAATTATCTGATGCACTATTCTCTCTATCAACACGATACAAAATAACTGTGAAATTTCCATCACCTTCTAGTGCTTCACGACCCATAGAAATCTCCAATCCAAAATCCTCTTCGGAAAAAAACTTGTTGATACGTGTTATCGGTGTAATCTTCTTATTATCCATATCTTTTAATATAAATATTTATCTTTTAGATATTAATCCCATAACACTTGATTTTTATTAAAAAAATTATTATATTTACATATAATTACCAGGAATTAAAAACAATTACATTGATAAATTTAGATGACATACGAGGACGCTCAGCAATTACACTTCTAGAAAAGTATGAAGGTATCAACCCATATCTAAGAAGATTAAAAGGTGAGTATATAAAAAACAAAAAATTGGCTCTTACTGAGAACCAATCAAAATATATTGTGGATAATCACGAAAGAGAACCACAATATATAAATCGAGTTATTGGTATAACTTCTTATTTAGGTGAAGAACTTAAAAGAGTTGAAGATTTATCATTTACTCCAGAGAAAATACTAATAGAATTCATTTTAGCTGAAACGGATAAAAGTTACCATGTTTACGGTAAACTTAAACAAAACCAAAAAGAATCAAAAATGTATTGGGTTCCGAAAACACAAGTAAATGATGACCCATATTTTGAAAAAGTAGATGTAAACGTTGATTTAACAAAATACAATGAAATTTTAAGTAAATACGGTAAAACACTTTACAAACACCAAGAAGATGGTATAAAATTTTTGTTGTCTAGAAATGGTTGTATTTTGGCTGATGATATGGGGTTGGGTAAGTCCATGCAATCAATTATTGCTGCAATAGAAAGTGGTGCTGAAAAAATTCTTATAGTTACCACTTCATCAACAAAAATTAACTGGGAACGAGAAATAAATGTATTTTGTAATGAAACAACTATTATCGATGGGAAAAAATGGGATAGTAACAAATTTACAATTATAAATTTTGATATATTAAAGAATTTCCATTCTTTGCCAGCCACTAAAAAAATAAAAGAAGGTGAGGAACCAATCTTAATTAGAGATATAGTAAACACTAAATTTGATTTATGTATTGTCGATGAAGCACATAACTTAAAAAACAACGAAAGTATTAGAGGTAAAATAATGGTGGATGTTTGTGTTAAACACAATATTCCAAAAGTATGGTTACTTACTGGAACTCCAGTTGCCAACAGACCCATGGACTTCTTTAATTTATTGAAACTAATTAAGTCTCCTATCGCAGAGAATTGGAAACATTATGCTGTTAGGTATTGTGACGGTAGACAGTTCTTTAGAACGCTTAAAAATGGTCAAAGAAAACAAATCTGGTTAACTGATGGTGCATCAAATTTAGAAGAATTAGCAAATAAAACAAAAAACATATTATTAAGACGTTTGAAAAAAGATGCTATTGATATGCCAGATAAAATAGTTACTCCTATGTATCACCAATTAGATAAAGCTGGTTGGAAAATGTATGAACAATTATGGGTTGAATATGTTGAAATGAAAAAGAAATTGGGTAAAAAAACAATGGAATCTCAAAAAGATTTGGTTGAACTTATTTTATTGAGACAATTCATCGCTATTCAAGCTATTCCGTATACTATTGAAATGATTGAAAACGCATTGGAAATGGGTAGAAAAGTAATTGTATTTACCTCATTTTCAGAAGAACAAGAAATCATTGCCAACCATTTTGGAAAACATGCTGTAAGACACAATGGTTCAATGTCAAATGTTAAAAAACAACATTCAGTTGACCAATTCCAAAACAACGATAAAATAAAAGTATTTATTGGAAATATCAAAAGTGCTGGTGTTGGTATTACACTTACTGAAGCTACTGTTGTTATTTTTAATTCATTTGATTGGGTGCCAGGAAATAATGAACAAGCAGAAGATAGAGCATATCGTATTGGACAAAATAATGATGTAAATGTTTACTATCAATTATTTGAAGATACAATCTCAACTAGAATGTGGGAAATGCTTAGAAATAAAAAAGATATTATCTCAACCATTATGGGTGAGAAAAAATTATCAGATGATGAAATAACTGATTTATTATCAGAACAATTAATAGATTAAAATATGGTAACAATTTATGGTTTTAAAGATTGTCCTTACTGCACTGAGTTAAAGGACTTATTAACAAAAGAAGGGATTCAATTTATAGATGTTGATGTGAACCTTCCAGAAAATGAAGAAGAATTTAATAAAATTCTTGAGGTATCTAAAGCAGAAGAAGTTCCTATCATCAAGGTAGGTAAACAATTGCTAGTACCTAATGTTTCTTTTCAAAGTATAAACGAAGCTGCTGAATTAACAAAGAGATTTTTAGGATAATTCCTTTTTTTCTTATATTTATAAGAAAAGAAAATTATGGGAGTTAGTTTAGACGAAAAAGAAAAATTGTTCCGTCAATTAAGACATTCATTGGGTGCACCTATACGCCAAATTGAATTAACGGATGAACAGTTATGTACTCTTCTAGAAATTTGTATAGAAGACTACGCACAATATGTTCAAGAATGGTTAATAGAACACCAATGGCAATCTTTATTGGGTCAAAGTATTGACACAATGGACATGGCTTTTGCTTTGAGTGTAAGAAATTTCGATTTCATGACTCAATATACATACGCATATTCAAAACAAGTTGGTTTGCAAACCAATGGTCCATGGGAACTTAAAAAAGATTACGTTGAATTAGAAGCTGGTAGACAAGTTTACCAAATTCCAGCTGGACGTGAAGTAAATGAAGTACTTTGGATTACACCTCCAGCTACTAGTCAAGCTTTATTGGCTAACTATGGTGGTATCGACTACGGTTTTGGTGGTGGATTTGCACAAATGGGTGGTGGTGTTGGAACTGGTGGTGCTGGTGGTGCTGCTCGTTCTGGTTATTATATTGCACCAGCATTTGATATTCTATTAACTGCTGCTGATATGAACTTAAAAAATCGTATTGTTAGAAGTGAATTGGTTTATAAAATAACTGCTGGTCCTAACGGAACAAAATTATTGCATTTGATTAGTACGCCTGGTTCTAAATTATCATTTGGACAAGGAATTGGTGGTGTTGGTAGTTCTATCAATATGACTGGTTGTCAAGTATGGTATTTCTATTACGATACAACAAACGCTGATATTGATGCTTGTAAAGCTGATAACCCAGATATTATTAAAATGCCTAATCAAGTTCCTTTATCAAAATTAGATTATGCTGATTTCAATGAACCAACAAAAACACTTGTACGTCAGTTATTTATTGCTGAAGGTAAAAGAACGTTAGGTAGAGTTAGAGGTAAATTTGGTGGTATCGTTGGTGTTTCTGAAGCTGAAAGAACAATGGATTACGATACTTTGCTTTCTGAAGGTAATGACGAGAAAAAAGCTGTACTAGAAAGACTTGATACTAGATTAGATAGACTTTCATCTACAAAACAATTAGAAAGAGGTGCACTGGAAGCCGAATCATTAAACAAACATATGAAATACAGACCAATGGGGTTCTGGGTATATTAAAAAAGAAAAGGAGCTTAATAGCTCCTTTTTTATTTGTTAGAATCCCCATTCATCTTCTGGTTTATCTTTTTTCTCTTCTTCTTCTATTTTTTTAACGTTTTTATTGTAAGTATTTATTGACTCTATAGCTTCATTCATTGTAGCTCTTTGGTTTTTCCAATACTCATCAGTTTCTTCTGGTGACCTAGATTCATAATCATCTGGCATTTCACCGAATGTGTCATCATATTCATCATCTAAATTTATATTTTCTTCACTTCTAACCAGATTACCATTTTCATCTTCTTCGATTACATCCTCATCTTCTTCACTTTCAGAATAAACTCGTTTCTTTTTAACTTCTGTTGGTTTTACGATAATTATCGATTCAGCTTTTTTGATTAATTTTTCAGTAACATTATCTATTGTCTCAATAACAACTTCTGTTTCATGTTCAGTCAATCCTTCTTCAATCTCAGAAAATATATTATATGTCTGACCAGTCATAACAGTACATTCAGTTACATAATCTAACCATTGCTCATATCTATCATCAGACGTGTTTTTGGCCATCTGATAATATTTATCACGTTCAATAGCATCTTTTTCATATTTAAATATGTCTGAAACATGACACAAGGGTTCATTCCATTTTCTAGAGATAAGCATTCCATCACCATCGTTGCTAATACCACAAATAATAAAAACATCTTGTTGTAATTCACCAGTAGTTTTAATCGCATTCAATTCTTTAATTTCTAAGTGTTTGAATATATCTTCTAGTGTATCCTTTTCATGTTGAATACCTTCTAACCTAGCAATTCTAAGTCTTTCATGATAATCAGCTCTAATTTCGTCCCATTCTTCAACTTCCATGTTGTTTGGAATCTTATTAACTTTATCCCAGAATTTAATTTCTTTATCTTCCATTCTCATAAGGTCAGCGTAAGTATCTTGGTCACTTTCTTTGAAAGGAATACCAGAAACTAATTCACATTCACCTTTTGTGAAGATAGTTCTTTCTTTTAACTTTTCAGTTGTTTTTTTTGTAATTTTATCTTTTGTTTTTACAATATCTAAAACTATTTTAGACCTAACGTCTTCATTGAAACAAACAAGTAGTGGTTTAACCTTTTTATTGAATGCATCCAAATAACGAGCAACATTATATTCATCTGTATATAAACTATTTTGAATCTCTTTCATTCTATCAGTCATACCAACATATGCCTCATTCATAGTATCCATTTCACCATTTTCTTCCATTGCAATAAGTGCTTTTTTAAGTACTTCTAATTCTTTGATATTCTCAAAGTCTTTTTCAACAGTTTCTGGGTCAATCAATTTACAATTTAACTCAACAACTTTATCAACTGTAGGATAACAGCCATTTGCTTCAAAATAAGCATATGTATCTTTTTTACTCATCTTGTTTTTATCAATAGTTTTTAAATCACCAGTTGATTTTGAAGCACCAATATTTATATAAAACAATGTATCACCTAAATTTACATCTAAACCTTCTCTCATAACCAATTCCATATGAGCTTGTTTAGGTAACGGATTACCAGCTATATTTGTCTTTGTAGCCTTTTTCTTATATTCAGCAATGGTTATCTTTATTTTAGCTTTTGAAGCCATCTTAACAAGCGGAATTTGATAATTGTAAATCTTATCTACATATTCATAATAATGATTAACAAATGAATAACCATCTCCATCCAATAACATTCTAATTCCTTTACCTAAAAATTCTTCAATATAAACTGACATTTTTTTAGATTTTACAGAGTTACCAACCAATTTAATTTTACCACCAATATCGTTAGCATAATTTTTACGAGCAAAGTTGATTGTTGAGTTACAAATATCATCGATATCCAATCCCATACGACCTTCCATATAATTCTCATTGAATTCAGCCAATACTGCATCTAACCCAGTTAATTCTTTTCCACCATCATCAGTAGTTTTCCAATGTGAACCTTTTGCTACGTATTTGATTTCATCAATATTATCTGGGAATGCAAAGTTAAAACCATCTGTATCACCTACCAACGCTCTAAAACCATGTTTTTCAGTAAAGTGACGAACCATTAGACGTAAGTATTGACGACCACGACATGTTGTTTCTTCAGCTGAATCAGTATCACCCCAGTTAAAGATATAAGGTGCACCATATGAACCAAACCATGAATTGGCTAAAATTTTAAGAGGTAACTGTTTTTTATCATATAAATTAGCCAAAGCTTTATACTCACCTATTTCTTTTTTGGTTGAAACAATCACTTCTGCTGTTAAATCTTTGTTTTCTTTAAGTTTAGCTTCAAGTTTTTTAGCTTTTTTCTTCTCAATACCAGTCAAGAATTTAAATTTGTCACGTGTATCAACAACATATGTTAACATTCCTTCCATTACACCAGAAATATCTAAGTCTGGGAAAATTAAGTGAGTTAACTGAATCTTTGGATAAAGTGCCGCAAAATCTAACTTAACAACACCTCTAGCATAACCAACTTCCAATAAACGAGATAAACCACCAGTAAAGTCTCTTTTAGGTAATCCAGATGGGATAGCTAACCCTCTCTCGTAAGACCATGCAGCCATGATTAGTTTCCATTGACCAGCAGTACCCATTGTAGAACTACGCATGAATGTTGTAGGTAACATTTTTGCGATAAGGAAAGATGCTTGATTGAAGATATTATCAATTTGTTCAGTTTCCCATAAATCATCGCAAAGATATCTTTGAACAATATAATCACCTTTTACTACTTTATAATTATCTTTCAATGGTTTCTTATCAGTAATAATATACCAATCACCATCAGTATCATTGAATGCGTATTGATTAACTTTATCAGCCCATGTTGTATTGATTTTATCACCAGGAACATAAACACGATTAGGTTTTGCAATCTCAGAATATTGAGTAATGTATTTCAAACCCCAAGATTTGATTTCAGAGTTGATAGCCATTGCTCTACGTACAGCATGTGAAATATCCATGATATTATAACCATACATGTGAGTTTGTTTATATTTCTCAGTTTCACCACCTAGTTTAAGCGATGCATCTTTTCTTCTAATCTTAGAAATTCTGTTAAGTGTAATCGCTAATTCAGTAATTGGAATTGAAAGTCTTTCAGCACGTTCAAATAAGAAAGGCCAGTCAAAGTTCTCAGAGTTATATCCAGTGATAATATCTGGTTGCACTGCATCGATGATTTTAAAGAACTTTTCGATGTTTTCCCTCTCACTGTTTCGTTTATCGCTTGGAGTCGCACCAATCGTCTCTAACACACCTTCAAGTCCTTTGTTATCACGTACACCTATCTGAAAGATTGCATGTTTACTAGCAAATAATCCTTCAGTCTCTAAGTCAAATTGAAATCTATGTACATCATCGTAATCATCCATTCCATTGAACAATCTTTTACCACTTTGGATAAGATATTGTTCAGTAGGACTAAACATTACGAAAAAACTTCTATACATTGGTGATTTATCATCATCTGGGTCAATGTTTTTATCACTAAATACATCAACACCACCTTCTTTAAAGAATTTTAAAAGATTATTGTATGAGTGTTTACATGTAGCCATGTATTTATATCCACTATCCATTCTGTCTGGAGTATAACCTTCTTCATTGCTAGTAATAAGTTTTGTGATTTTAATACCATAATCTTTACAAGCTTCCATGATTTTAAGACGTTTACCACCATAAATCATTGATGTTACATCTTCTTTAAACCAAAGAAATGGTTTATATGTATCATCATATAAATATTTACCCTTTTCTGGGTCATTTATAACCAGTGTTACTTTTGGTTCGTTGTAATTAGATTCAACAGCTACAATGTACTTTTCTGGGTTTGAGCCTTGTAAAAACGATTCAATTTGTTCGTTACTTACCTTTGTTTTAGATTTACTCATATTAATATATTTTTACAAAGGTACTAAATAAAATAAATAAAAACAAGGAAAAAGTCAAAATAATTTTTAAGTTTGTAACGTACAAACTTACATTTTTATTTTTAAAGTGTCAAGTAAATATTATTTTTTTATTGAACCATCTAACACATTTACAAATAATTCCTCACGAATAGGCACAATAAGAGTACCACTACCATCTAAAAAGTCTATTTCAAAATATGCCGCATATCTTCCAGCCACTGATGTTTCTTTTGTGGTAAATTGATAAACCAAATAATATTCCTCACAAATACAATTATTTTTAGGTAGTACTTCTTCAATACCAGCTATTTTACAAGCTATTTTTTTGACACCAGTAACTATATCAGTCATTGTAAATGTGATATTAGCGTTTTGAATCTTATCGTGAAATTTATTGAAATCATTTCTTCCATCTTTGATAAGTTCCAATTTAAGTTTTGGTAACGTTGCTTTTTTATTTATGTGAAATTCCATACTAATAAATATCTAATTTTAATTTATAAATCCATATTTCTGTTTAAAATAATTCCAAACAGTTATTAACCCATCATCTGGTACAGCCCCATCATACACCAAAACTTCAGCTATATCAATTGGTGAAGCTTGTGCAAATGTACTACCATTAAAACCACCAGAAATATAAAACTTAGCAGTTGCTGAAACAGCTTTCATTGTTTTATTTCCACCAGCAGCAATTGCTGCTGTTTTAAGTGTCGAACCAACATAACCATTACAAGTTCCACCACTCATTCTGTATGTGTAATAAAAGAACTTAGATGAATCAACACCACCAGAACCCCAAGGAATTGATATTGTTGTTTTATTTAATGAGTTATTATAATACCACATATCAATAAATGATGGTGTTGAATCACCATCAATACCAAATCCTTCTGTCTCACTACTCCACGCAGCATTGAATTCAATAATAGGTGCACCAGAACTCCATGTTCTAGTTGTATTTCTTTTAAATACAAAAAATACTGTAAAACCAGAAGAAATACCAGTAAGACTTGGTGATAAATTAGCCGCCATATATTCAGAATTAGCATCAGTTGATGCAATATATGGGAATGAAGAACTACTACCACTAGGTGAGAATGTTGCTGCTGAATAACTTGGTGAATTTGTTGTTGTTGCTGTTAAATTATTACCATAAACCGTTTGGTCTTGCCATAATCTAATATCAGTATTACCAACAGTTCCACCACTATAAGGTAACCCATTATAAACACCCTTCAAAGAATCAACCCAAAGGATAGCTTTTATATTACCAAAAAGTGGTGAAGGGTCACCAGCACTATAACCATCTCTATAATTAAAAGGTATATTAAACATTATCTAAAATCTTTTGCTATAAGACCATACAAACTAGTACCATCACTTATTAATGTTATTATGTCAACCGCATTTGCTGTAGATGATAAAACTGGTGCTATACCAGATTGCCATTTGTATTCACTACCCCAATTAACTACTCTAGAACCACTAGCATTTTGTTTAAGTATCATAGTATAAACAGCACCATTTTGTATGTTTGTACCACCACTAATACTTGTAGTTGCTGCTGATAAGATAACAGTTTGGATATTACTGTTGTTCCAGTTAGGTATATGTGTTGCAGTTACTGTTCCAGCACTATAAATAGGATTTCTAGATTGACCAGTAAATGTTAAATTACCATCAACCAATAAGTTTCCACTAACATGTAACCTTTCTGTAGGTGCTATAACACCAATACCTATTTTACCACCAGGAACTACAGTTAATGATGCATTACCACCAGTTATTGAATAAGTTCCAGTTCCAAACAACACACCACCAATATTGATACTGTCTATTGTACCAGCAGATAAAGTTATATTTGTACCAATAATTATATTATTTGAACCAATACTATCACTAGTGATTGTTGCATAACCAACATTATAACCAAATAAATTTGAATTAGTAGCACCAGTTGCTCTAAAACCAGTAGCACTACCCATGAAATTAGAAAAAGAAGCACTAGATGCACCATTACCAGCTTGATAACCAATGAAATTACTAAATTTAGCATCAGTTGCTTGTTGACCAGCACTATACCCCATGAAATTAGATTGACTAGCACCAGTTGCTTGATAACCAGAATTATAACCAATAAAGTTTGAATTAGTAGCACCAGTAGCCCCTAAACCAGCAGCACGACCCATAAAATTAGCAAAAGTAGCACCATTAGCTTCCCTACCAGCACTACTACCAATAAATGTTGAAAAACCAGCACTATATGCTTTATAACCAGCATACCAACCAAAGAAATTTGATTCACCAGCACCAGATGCTTGATAACCAGAACTACCACCTATAAAAATTGAAGCTAACGCACCAGATGCTTGATAACCAGAATTATAACCAATAAAGTTTGATTGATAAGCATTATATGCTTGTTGACCAGCTGCTTGACCAAAGAAATTTGAATTATTAGCACCACTAGCTTGATAACCAGCCCCTTGCCCCAAGAAGTTAGAGTTAGATGCGTTATAAGCTTGACCACCAGCAGTAGTACCAAAGAAGTTAGAATTATTAGCACCACTTGCTTGATAACCAGTGTTAAATCCAATGAAGTTAGCTCGAATAGCATTAGTTGCTTTATAACCAACTAAATAACCAATAAAGTTTGAATTATTAGCACCAGATGCTTGAAAACCAGCACTTGGACCAATAAAGTTTGAACCAGCAGCATCATAAGCTTGATAACCAGCATTAGTACCAAAGAAGTTTGATACAGTAGCACCACTAGCAAACAAACCAGAGTTTACACCAAAGAAATTTGATTGAGAAGCATTAGTTGCACCATAACCAGCACTACTACCCAAGAAATTAGATGAGTTTGCATCAGTTGCACCATAACCACTACGGAAACCAAAGAAGTTAGATTGTTCAGCGTTTGTTGCAAATGTACCAGCACTTAAACCCATAAAGTTTGACAATGAAACTCCAGATGCTTGATATCCAGCATAGTTTCCGAAGAAGTTTGAATCAGTAACTCCAGATGCTTGATATCCAGTATCTACTAATCCAGTTGAAAATAAAGAAGATGTGTTAATAACTGATATTGGACCACTACCACCATTGGTAAACCCACTTACATTAAATGTACCACCAGAGTTATTGGTGAACGTAGCAGTACCAGAACTATAAGTACCACCAGTTACAAATGTATCTGTCATTCCAGTTAAGAACCCACTTACATTAAATGTACCACCAGTATTGTTGGTAAACGTAGCCACACCATTATTAGCATTATATGTACCACCAGTAATAGTCATATCACTAGCTAAAATAGATAAATTTTGACTAAAACTAGTATTATCGTTTCTACTAATAGTTAAATTATAATTACTAGCGTTAAAAGTCATACCAGTAGTATAAATGTCATCAGATGTTTTAAAATAACCAGACACATTAAATGTTCCACCAGTATTATTGGTAAATGTAGTTGTTCCGTTTGAATAAGTACCACCAGTTGTAAATATATCAGTATTTATTGGTAAATTATAATATGTTGTAGCACTTACTGTACTAGCAGTTAAATTACCAAATATTTGAGTATCACCACTACCAATAATACTTAAAGCCTTTTTTGCTGGAATAGTACCATTTGGTGTTAAATAAAAATCCATTCTAGTACCACCAGAACTACCAAATGTAACACCACCATGATTTTCATTAGCGTATACACCTATCCAATTATCCCATTGTGAACCACCAGAAATACCATAAGCAGTAGTTGTAAATTTTATAGTACCCAAAACATCATTTTTCAATAAATTTAATGATGCTTGAGGTGTACCTCTTTGTCTATAGAAACCTAAACTTCCAGATTCATTAGGGCTATTTTGATATGATTCTTGATTAATATAAGTATATCCAGTATGTCTAATAGCAAATTGTTGTTTACCCATAAAACTAAAACTACCAGTCCCAGCTGATGGGATATAATCACCAACAAATATACTACCTCTTCTTTGTATTACTGCATCTTTATCTGAACCAGCATCTGTTGTTTGTGAATTTTGTAAAAAAAACGGTGTACCAGCACCAGTACTGAATTCAATGTCTTCTCCATTGAATTTTGTTAGTGTTACAATTCCATTGTTTGTTGTTGCAGTATGTATTGCGAGTCCTTTTAAAAAGATGAGATTTTCATCCATTTCAGCAAAACTTAATACGCTACTTTTTGTAACGTCATTATATGGGCTATTTTGACTTCTTAATATTAAATAGTTATTCATAGTTTAAATCTTTACAATAAATATCTATAAAAACAAAAAAGCTGGAGCATTGCCCCAGCTTTATTTATTTTAATGTGTTTTTATTATAAATATGATATTTATAATAAAAAATAATATATTATGAATAGTACATTACAAAAATTAGCACAATCATTAGGTTTTAAAAAAGATATAGATAATCTTAAATCTAATACTACTGAAGGTGTTGATTCAATATCTGAAGTTTATGATTTATTATTAACTAATATTAATAGAATTAATACATTAGAAAATAATTTATCTGGAACCACTGGTACAACTACATCAAATAAAAAAGTTGCTTTCTCACCTATGAATATTTCATCTTGTGATACCGCACCAACAGCTGGTACCACACAATACTATTATTTAACTATTGCTGAAATGGATATGACCATTAGTAAAGCAAAACTTTGGGGTTATAGTGGTACTGATACTGTGTTATTTGGTATATATAGAGGTACATTTGAGTCACACACATTAATAGGTGAAGGTAGTGCAGTTTGTGGTTTAGGACCAAATGTTATAAATATAACCCCAAAAGAAGGACAAACATTAGATGTAACTACTGGTGAAAATTTAATTGTTGGTTTTTACCCTACTGGTACCAGTTGGAGAACAATATACGATACTGGAATAAATGATTTAATTTTTGGTATAACAAGTACTGCTAATATTAATTCTATGCCACAAAATATAATAGGGACAGCAACAAATGTTAGATTTGGTTTAACTTTATATTAATTATGATATTATTAACTATATTAGGAATATTACTTGTTATAGCAGCAAGTATTTCAGAAGCAATTATGGATACTATACAATTTCATTATGAAAGAAGTATTTTCAAATTCGACCCAGATAAATATAATCCATTATTTTGGGACGCATCTATTTCTTGGAAAAATAAATACAAAGAAAATAGTATGACTGAACCTAAATTTTATGGTTCAAAAACAATTTTTGTTTTTCTAACAGATGCTTGGCATTTTTTTAAATTTTTAAGAAACTTATTTTTATTTATCGGGTTACCATTATTAGGACTTGGTTCATTGAATATTATTGTAGCTGTTGTAATAGCTAGAGTACTTTACGGATTGGTATTTACATTTTGTTTTGATAAAGTACTTATTAAATAAACCATTATGGATGAAAAATTAGTTGATTTACAAATAAACAAATTGATACAAGAATATTCTTTTTTAAAGTCTGATGAAGAATTAAAAAAAGAGATGATAAACACAAATCAAAAAGGTTTTTTAGATTTAGTTAATGGTAAATTAGGTGATTTAAAACCAGAAGAAATTAACCAAGGACCAACCAAAGAACCAAAATCAAAAAAAATTGAACCAAAAGTAGATATGTCTGGTATATCTGAAAACACCAAAGTTAGAATCAAGAAAATATATAGAAACATAGTTAAATTAACACACCCAGATAAAGCTGAATCAGAAGAATTGAACGAGTTATACATGGAAGCAACTGAAGCATATGAAGCTTATAATATATTTGAATTATGTTTCATTTCCAAAAAATTAAATATAAAAGTAAAACTATCACTAGAAGAAACAAAAACATTAAAGGAATTGTTAGATTCCAAAAAAGATGAAATAAAGAAAATAGAATCTTCTTTTATTTGGTTATGGTTAACAGCATCTAATGAAAATGATAAAAATGAACTAGTAGATAGATTTATTGAAAAACACTATAAAAATGGAAATTAAAAAATTAAAAATTGGAATAACAATTGGACTGAAAGATAATAAAGAATCAATCTGGACAAATGGTATTAAACAAAATGTTTTAATGTTAACAAGATTGTTAAAAAATTCTAAAAACAATTATGAGATAAAACTTTTAAACACGTTTGATGTTGATTGGACTGAAAAACCTAGTTATTTAAATGATGTTGATATCTGTACATTTAGAGATAACTTC